TATGAGAGCTGTTCCTGAAAATGCTACAATATATGCTAAGAGCGGTAGTCCAGGATTTGAAAACGCTATTGCTAGGGTTTGGGGTATGAATTTTCCATACAGTCCAAACAATTATATAGATGATCCAAATTTAAGAAATATAATGCCGGTTAGAAGATATGGACAAGATATAGTACCTGCTTATAGTTTTCAAGCTAAACCATTTACGGGATAATTTTATATTCATTTAAAGGTATTTATTTATGGAAGAAGAAATATTAAATCGCATGCAAGCTAAGCTCTACCGGAGAGAAGAAATCCTAAAGATACCGTATTTACCAATAGGATTATTCTTCTCTATTATTCATAATACTTACAAGACTAGGAATATGCCTATCAAGTTTGTTATAAGTAATGGGTTGTCTTGTAAGTAATTCTCTAGCGTATAGAGGATCAGTCAATTCAAATCCCATTATCAAAATCTGTTAGCTTCCCTAGTTAAAATGAGAGGAGAATTATTGCGTAAATTATCTGTTATTTCGTTGTAATAACGTTGTTTAAAAGGTAGTTTAGTTGCTTGTTTTTCAGCATTTTGTAAGCTTGAGTCTAAAAACTTTTTATTAGTTAATAAATCACGTGCTATTAAACCGCCTCCTACCGTTCCAACTCCCGAACCGCTTAATGCTAGTAAAGGATTAGCGTAAACTCCTCCTATCAGCCCTAAAGTACTTGCAGTTATTGCTGTTCCTGACGGGTTAGGAATACGGGAGTTCTTTAATGCCATAGCTTTTGCTACAGTGCCTAATTTTTGTACTTGCTCGTTAGCTTCCGGAGTAAGTTGTTTCTTTATAATCTTAAAATTTTTAGGATCATTTATTGCCTTGGCAAGTGCATTATATTTTAAATCTTCAAAAGTCCAGTTTGTTCCTTTATGCCCGAGTATATTTTCTAGTTTTTCTCTTTTTGCCACATTGCCGTATAATTTATCGGCACCCTTAAAAGTCTGATACCACTCCGGGTTACTGTTGCCGTACTCTTTAATATCCTGCGAAATCGCTTTTTGTATTTTTTTAAGCTGTTTTTTAACCCCTGCGTCCGTATCCCATTTTATAATTGAATTTAGGCTTTTTTTAGTACCGACGAGTTTATTAACGTCATACGCTTGTAGCGGTAACTTTATAGGTCCGTACTGACTTATTATTTTTGATGCCGGCTCTATCTCGTTTTTAATAGTTTCAAGTGATTGTAAAAGACTCTTCTCATCAGGGGAAAGAATAGCCGTATTTATTTTAATCTCATCAATAGCCTTTTTAAGATTAGCTGGTAATACCTTTGCATCAAGAGGCAGTGATTTTTCAGCTCTATCATATAAACCAGCAATCTGAGCTTCTATTTCCGGTGTTCTAGATGGACCGGTTTTGTTAAAAATATCTTCTAAAGCTCTTTTTATTTGTTCTTGAGTAGTAATATATTTATTTTTTAATTTATGACCTAAAACAGGAGTTTTTTGTAGCCATTGATCAGCAAGACCCGTTAGATTGGAATCGGTAACTGCCGCAGCTGGTAAATCTATACCTAAATCTCTTGCGGCTTTTAAAGCCTTACTATCTAATTTATCGGGAGTTAATCCTAAAATTTTTCTGCCCAGAGGGTAATATATCTTTTCTTTGGGATGTTTTATTATATTTGCTGCTTTACTTGCAACGTTCGGTGAAAGATTAATTGCTATATCTGCATATAAAGGATCAAGTCCGCTCTGTTGTAAAGCTTTACTTCCTAAATCTAATTTAACAGCCGTTTTTGCTCCTTCTAAAGCTTTTGCTCCTTTGCTTAATTTTCCAAACAATCCACCGCTTGTAGCAATTCCTATTAGTTCACCGGCTAATTGCTCTGATTTATTGTTATACCTAGGTTCTAAATCAATACCTTTGTCTTTTGCCAAGGATTTTATATGAGTAGAGACTCTCGGCATGTTTTCTTCACTGAAGAAATTAGGATTATTGTATGTTACGGGTTCTTTGCCGGCAGCTTTTCTTAGCATATTGCCAGTTTTATTTAGATAAGTTTTTATGCCCGTTTCGCCTAGGTTAGCTAAATTAGTCGGAGCATCAATTAAATCCATTGCTCCTTTTAGGGCAGCTTTTTCTCCCCACCATCTATCCAGTGCCGGCGATACTTCTTTAGGTATGGATTTGGGACTCCGATATTTATCAAATACACTACTTCTTTCATCAGAAGCATAATGCGTATCTATATTTTTAGGAGTTTTGTATTTATCAAATTTACTCATTTACTACCTGCAAACCATCATTATCTATCGCATCCTGCACCCAGCTTTTATGAATAGAATCTTTTTTACCTGTTTTTGGGTCAAACATCAAAACAAAATCTGATTTTATAGTTGATTTATTTGGCATCTCTAAATCACCGACATCGTAATGAATACCTTGCTCATGTTTTATAGTCGCTGCCTTTTGCATGTCTTGAATTTCTTTTGAAAGATGATCCATTTTCATTTTTAAAGTCGGAAGACTATCATTCTTAGGATCGGCAAAATACGGAGATAATCGATCATACATTCCTTGGGTTATACCGTTAGTACCGGTGTTCAATCTTTCAGCTATGGTTCTTAATTGCCCAAGCTCGGCAATAAACAGATTTCTTAAAGCCGTTTCTTTTTGAAGGTCTTCTACACCAAATACATTACCTATAGTATCTTTGATAGGGTTAATAATACTGGAACCTCGCCCTAAAGGATGAAACCAGTTCTCTTTTCCAAATTTTTCCAAATCTTCAAAATTCTTATTCACATCCTTGTTTTTTATTGCTGCGGCATTAGCAATAGCCTTAGCATCTCCGGCTTTACTTTGGTCGGCAGGATTTAAAGCTCGATAAGTTTTACCTTGATACTCTTTAAACTCACCCTCTTTTTTCTGCGCAGCTTTTGCAAGCTTAGCAAATAAAGACTGATTGTGATACCTCTTCTGCTCTTCTAGCATAGCCCCTTGGTGAGCTAATTGTTTATCTGCCATTTCTCTTTGGTAAGCTGCTGCTTCTAACTGAGCCGCTTTTGCCTCTTCTGCTGCTCTTTGCTGCTGTGCATGTTGTAGCATTTTCATATTCTCGTCTTGCGCTGCTTCCTCGTATGCATCATGAGTTTTTAATGCAGGTAGCAACGCTCTGCCCGCTTGGGCAAAATTAGCCAGTAATCCTTTTGTTCTTGGCATTTTGTGCATTTCATCGCCCCATGTTAAAAGACTATTGCGAAGTGCCTTATCTTCCTGATCCTCATCCATTTTTATAGATTTCTTAGCCGATTCGACAGCTTTTCTAATAGCCTTGTCAAATGGGTCTTTGCGAGCCAAATTATCCGAGATGTAAGCCTGCTTAGTTAAAAGGTCGTTAATATATCTATCTTTCATTTTTTCAAGCTGGGATTGGGGTTTCTACAAATATACTATAATTAACAGTACAATCAAAGTTCTGGTTAACTCCTCCAGAATAAATAATCAACTGACATGTATAGGTAATATTATTATTGATATATACAGACAGAAATTCGTTTAATCCAAAATAAGACACCAGATTGATTGTACTGATTTTATTAGCTCCAGGAGCAGAAATTTCCAGATTTTTTGTTAAAAAAGTCTGATTTGAGCTGTTATCAGTTCCAATGATATTTTTCAATAAATTAATTCTGATATCATTATTACCTGTATTACATACAGCTATGGAATCAACATATATAGTATTAGCTGTTGACTCTAAAATTACCTGTTTGGAATAACCAAGATTGGGAAAAGAAGCAGGAAGATACTTTACAAAATTCATTAATCCTCAATGGTTTTTCTTTCAGCAATACATTTCTGTATTCCCTGTAATTCCAGAATTAAACTATTTAGATTATTTTCAAAACTCGACTTCAAATTCTCATATTCCGAGGTTGCCTCCCCTTCGTAATTAAAAAATTTAGACCCGACATCCAGTCGTTTTTGTATAAAATCCTGTAAAGAAACACTTAAAACAGCAAGTTTTTTTATCGTATCGATATCAGAAAAAAATTTAGACATATTTTTAATCTCCTGTAACAGTTGGGACTTGAGCAATAAGAGCCGGGACATCAATATTCAGCGCAGTAATAACCGCCTGCATTTGAGTTAGTAAATTAATATATTGGGTATCCGTAGACGTGCCGGTGTAGTTAAAAAATTGATTCCCGTACATTTGAAGCCATTGTAAATCGGATTGCAGGGTTGCAACGGCTCTAATGCCGATAAAATTTGGAGTAATTGGAGTAGAAGTATTAGCCATTTTATTACCTATGTTATTTGATATATTTTATTATAACATTTTTTTTAAAAAAATGTTTTTTTGCTATAGATTTAGGGCAACATTTTCAATTTTGTCTATTCTTCGCGAAAGATTACTTACTTCATCTATAAGTATTTTTAATCTAGCTGCACTCATGTCATGAAATCTTGTCTTGGAAACTAGTGGAACTTCTTCATATGAGCCGTAGACAAGAATTTCACTGACATTAGGAGTATCAGCTAAAAAAGAAAGTAAATAACTGTTATTATTTTCTTTCATTGTTAAAATAGCTTCAAAAGTTTTTTCATTTTTGTTAATTATTTTTAATTTTTTACCAATTTCTATTTCTATATCTTCACTAAAAATAATTCGATAATTTTTACCGGAAATATGACTTAAATCAGCATATTTTAATATGTTTGGGGCATATTCGGTATGTTTTAAATTGACAAGTTCAGGAAAAGCTTTTGATACATTTTCTGCAATATATCCGTAATATTCACCAAAACCTTTTGTATATTTATCTTTCCATTCGTATTTCACAAAATCTATCGTATCAAATTTTTCTTTTAATTCTTCTTTAAAATCTTCGTAATTACTTATGATATTTTTCTTTTTAATTGAAGACGTAGACTCAAATTCAGTAGCTGAAATTGCACCTGAGCATATTATAGATCGAGGTAGACCTCCTCCATTCCAAACACCGCTTGTTGCACTATATGTTGGACCTATACCAGTTGTTTGTATTTTAAAATACGCAAACCATGTTGCCAAAGGGATACCCGAAGCAGTACTATTAACACTTAACGAACCTAAATTTGTAATTGTGCTATTATTAAAATCTAACGTTGATCCGCTAGTCGGCGAACCTATATCATTAAGCGTCGGTTGACTCCATGATCCGTTTCCACGCAAAAACTGTGTTGATGAAGACGGGTAGTTAGCAAGATTGGCAATAGGCACAGTCCCCAGAGTAATAGACGGATTAGCTGTTAAACCATCCCCGTTATTAACTGTTATACTACTATTACCGGCAGTTATTGTTCTAGTCGTATATGTTCCACTCCCTGTTCGTACAATTATTCCAGTGGACGACAATCCTGACAATCCTTGTAACTCAGCATTTACGGCAATTGTCGGATTACCTGAAACACCGTTACCATTAGTAACTGAAATACCGGTACCGGCAGTTAATGTTGTTGTCGCATACGTTCCGCTTGCCGTTCTAGTTATTAATCCCGTGCTGGAAAGTACCGCAACTCCTTGTAACTCAGCGTTTAAATTAATTTGAGGATTTGAGGCAACGCCGTCTGGATTTGTAAATAATAATCCGGTTGAAGAAGTAGTTAATTGAACAGTAGAATAAATACTACCCGTTCTTCTTACTATCATCCCTAGTGAAGAAATCTGAGAAACTCCCATTAATTCATTATTTAAACTAACAGTTATCGTACCATTTCCAGTAATAGGTGAACCACTAACGGATAAACCATAACCTACACTACCGGATGCAATTGCAACCGAAGTAACCGCAGTTTTCCACGATGGCAGTGTTGATGCTCCGTTTCCACCTAAAAAATAGCCACTCGATCCAGTTCCCGCATTTTGCAGGTTTCCCGTAGAAGTAGTCCCCCCACATAAAACGCCGTAAGCCGTAGTTGAAGACAAACCTGTACCTCCATATCCTACTGATATTGTTGTGCCGTTCCAAGTACCGACAGTAACAATACCGGTAGCCGTAATATTACCTTGTACCGCACTTGGAAGAATAGAAGAGATAGACGGAACACCGGAACTACCGGTAATAAGAATGCCGTTATTTGCCGTTGCCAATCCGGCTAGAGTATTATTTGCGGAGGAATATAGAAGCTGATTAATGGTTGTTGTTGCAGGATAAGTTGCGGTCGACCACGTTGGTGCAGCTGAAGATCCCGATAACAAAATCTGATTAGCCGTAGACGTACCAGATAATATTGCTCCCGAATTGGTGGTAGAATAGAAAATACCGCCGTTTGATGCAATTAGATTAGCATTTGTTCCACCATTACTTAAAGCAATCTGACCGCTAATATTTGCGGTTAAACTTCCTGCTCCCGTAGTCCAGCTGATATTAGTCCCGTTCGTAGGAATAGTAGCAACAGGGGCAGCTCCAGTATAGCCTATCAATAATTGCCCGTTTGTAAGTGCCTGTGAAACAATAGAGTTGGATCCGCCTCCAATTAAAATAGAATTACTGGTTACATTTTGGATCGCAATATTCGATAATCCAAGATTTATTCTAGCGGTAGAGGCATTTGAAATATCCGACAAATTGTTTGCTACTTTTAAAAAAGATGCGCTACTATAAGAAGACAAATCTTGCAATCCGCTACTAAGCGTTAAGGTTATTGTACCGCTAGAGGTAATAGGAGAACCAGATATACTTAGTCCCGTGCTGCCTGTAATATTTATTGAGGATACTGTAGCGTTTGATGAATTCAATGTTACCCAAGCGGAAGACGTATAATATTCTATAACATTTGTATCAGAATTAGCTCTCACCATTCCAAACAAAGGAGAACTTGGTCGCTGTGATACAGTGCCCACTGGAATTGTTACCGATGCACTACCTGGAAAAACAGGGTTAGGAGAAAAATAAGTTGTAACTGTACTATTCAAAGAACCTGATGCCGTAATAGCTCCCGTTAAGTTAATATTTAAAGCGTTGATGGCAGGCGTTAAAACAGTAAGTGTGTAAGTAGCTAAAGATAAGGTAATTGCGGGTGTATATTCAGACAAAAAAGCAGCCGGAAACGCTACTGCAAAAGCACTACTAAAAGCCGCTGGAAAGGTTGCTGCAAAATCTGCAGCAAACAGACCGGAAAAACCAGATATCGATACATAATTTAACAACTGATTATTTAGGTAGGACAAAGTAATATAATCTACATTCTGGGTAGCAAGCGTTATAATTCCTCCAGTCGTAAGTTTTATTATACCAGTGCCGACATTATTTAAAACTTGTGCCTTCGGAATTAGCGGATTAGCAGTAGTAATGACAAAATCCGCATTAAGAGGAAAGGAAACGATATTATCTAATTCTTTTCTTAATTTTATTATATCAAGCCTAATATCAATTAAAATAGGAGAAGGAATAGCGATACCCCGACTATTACCGAGTGGCACGTAATTGTAATTACACGTTATTCTACCCGTAATCGGCGATATAAAATTGTGTAACACATTGTATTTCATGCCGTTAAATGACCTAAAAATGTTATAATATTAGCTAGATCGTTCGTATACCAATCAGAGGCTTTGGTTGCGTAATAATTTAAAATAACATTTGATGTATTATCAAGACCAGTGTCCTCTCCTGTTGGAATATCGTTAAATATCGGTTGAAAACGATAATAATATAATTGATCCAATGTATATTGAGATGTTAGTAATAATGTTTCTGCAACCGATTCTTCACTACCGCCTCCGGCTTCTCTTATTAAATTACTTAAAATAGTAATTGGATTTACGGTTGACAAAGAATTATTGTTAATAACGTGTTTCTGGATTAATTGAGTTAACTCATAAGCATAAGAACCTTCACCGGGAACTAATCCAGTTCCAAGCGAAAGAACACAATATCTATTAGCATTAGGCTTGACCATTTTTCCTAATGCTAGTCCCATCAAAGCCGGGTTATTCAAGTATACTCCTCCATCACTATACTGATGTTGAGGTTCTCCAAAGCTGATAGGACAAGTATCGGACGCTAAATATAACGGCGCGGCACTTGTCGCTAATGCTACATTTTTTATTAATTCATTTTGTCCGATAAAACGTGAATTATTAACATTTGAAAAAGAAACAAAAGTACCGGTATCCGTTTGATATGAAGGTATTAACACGTTAGTTTGAAGATTTGCCAGTGTATTTGTTCCAAAAAAACTTTGTAGAGTAGCGGCTAACAATCCTGTCCCATAATCTGCTGCATAATTTCCAGAAGAATGATAAAATGGCGTATCACTAGCAATTAGCCCTAATATTTCGGCACTGGTTAAAGTATTTACTCGTTGTCCTGGAGTAGGATAAAAAACAGGAGGAATCAACCCATTACCGCCCAACGTAAAAATATACGGCCCGGTAGTAGTAAAAAATGACTCTATTTCGCTTGGGGCTTTCCCGGAAGCAAAAGCAAGCGACATTATACCGCCTATACTTGTTCCGCAGATGACATCAAAATAAGACGCCAACGCAGAGGGATTAATCCCCCATAGTGAGATAAACTGCTGGAGGAACTTAAGCGATAAATATCCTCTTTCGCCTCCCCCATCTAAAGATAAAATTCTTATTGTATTTATATCCATAAAGTATAGACTTACTCATTTATCATTTTTCCTGGAGTAAAAGGTCTTGGATTCGGTACAGGTTTTGGATCATCTTTTGCAACCGGAGTTCTAAATTGCTCTTGTGGTTTATCAAGATATTCCTTTGCAACCCATAACCCATTCCATATTTTCCGATCACCAGCCCATTCAAGTTGTTTATATAATTTCTCGTGCATCTCTCCGCTACGATCACACTGATATATCCGCCTCTCAATTCTCATAATAATTGCCAATATCGTAATTTAGAGTCAGATCAACGTTTTCACTATCTTTTGCTGTAGCAATGGCAAAGGTTTCCTCATATTGAGCTTTCAGATTATCGGCCGTCTCCGGTTTATATTTTACGGCGAGCATCCATGTAAGACCGGCAGCTAATGCCGGATACATTTTGGCAGGAACTGAAGTAGTATTGAAAAAAGTACCTGCATCATACATTGTTCGTATGAAGGAATATTGCAATACCTGATAATCGCTAGTCGGCGTCGGCCATATGTCTAATTTAGGTATTAAAGCTTTATTAAAGTAATAAGTTGTCGGTCTTGCTTGTAAAAACTTCTGAGCAAAAGATAGATACGTATCCCGACTTACAGGACTCATTTTTAAATCAATGGTATTATTACCGAAATAAATCTCGGTAATATTTAATGTCCCGCCTCCTGTTTCCCTTATTCTGTAAGTCATAGCCAGCATTGGAGTAATAACATCTGCCCATCTGGTTACTCCTGCCGTATAAACATAAGGATTAGACCACTCCACATTTAAAAGATTCCAGTTAACATTATCATTTGAATATTCAACGACCAGATTATAGCTTCCGGTAACATTACTTGTTATGCCGATAAAAGTTATTGTTTGAGATGCGCCCTCTCCATAAGTATAAGAAATGTTGCCGTTAGTAACAGTTTGAGTACAAGCTGTTAGAGGGTTACCGTCAAAAGCATATAAAGGATCACCGCCGCCGTTATTATCATATGTAGCTAGGGTATTTGACTGCGGTGTTCCGTTTAGTTGCCTTGTAAAATTGCGTTGTAATACTTCAAGTACATCAGTTATGGATGTCGCTAAAACATAACTACCCTGCCCGGTAGTTAACGGTAAATATAATTTATTGATCGTCCATAAATTAATATTCTTATTAATCCAATCAAGAAGAAGAAAATTAAGACTTCTTTGTGCCGATTGCATTTGAACGGGTACTAATTGATCACCGGCAAAACCGATCCTTTCAAAACATTCAAGAATCAGATCGTCGTTTTCAAGTGATTGAAATGCATATGTACCTGAAACAACTGCCATTATTTACCTCTAGTTCTAAAACTCCTTAAAGTTTTGTCCAAGCTTGCTTCTTTTCTTATTTTCATGTTTTTAGAATGAAGAGCTTTATCAAGTTTCTTCTCAGGTATCTTTTTATCACTAGGTACACCTAGAGCTTTATGTAACGCACCTTTATTCTTAGTCGCTTTTTCTATCCAATTCTTATCCATAATTAACTCTGTGAAATTTCAATATAAACGGGAGTGGTATTTACCCCATTTGCTAAATAAACAATTACAGCTGCATAAGGATAAGTCGTCTGGACAAGAATACCGTTATTTAATTCATCCTTGGAAAAACCTACTAATGCTTCTCCCTCAACGGGTAATGAAAAATAATTACTAGGTCTGTTTGCATAAGTAAGATTTGTTACCTCTAATGACAGCGGAGCATTATTAGAAACTCCGTATATTATAGCTGTCCCTGCTACCCAGTTCCCCGTTGCCGCAATAGAATTTAATAATACACTATAAGTATAATTAGGATGGGTAAATCCAGCTTTACTATTACCGTCAGGTAGTACAACGGCAATATTGTAATTTGATCCTATATCTAAAGTAGTATTGATAGATTGGTCAATAGATATACTAACAATCGTATGGAACAGATGATCAGTGTACCCAACGTTTCCACCAGTAGGTCCTGCCAAAATCTCTTGAATGATTAATCCATTATAAGTACCCACTATTGTAAAAGTAACGTTACTTATATCGTCTCCACTTATAAAACTAAGTCCGGATGCATAACCCATATTAATAAATGAAACTTGCCCCGTGATACCTACAAGTGATCCATTTAAAGTTAATTGCCCTGCGGCAGCCCCATTTGGATATCCAGCAATACTAGTAACACTACTTGCAGCAGTCGGAATATTCACTGCTTGTCTAAAAATACTCATTTACTTCTTTTTATTATCAGGTTTTTTTATTTCCTTGGAACTATCCTTCTTAACGCCCTTTTTAGGGGCGTTTTTTAGAAGAATGTTAGCAATCGCTCTACTGTGAACTGCCATAACTTACCTTTTATTAACTATTGACCGATCTGGAATACACCACGCCAGTTAGATACGCCGAAACAGTATCTTTCTTGTGCAGCAAACCATATGCTCCTGGTAGTATTATCCATCCAAGACCAATCCTTGATTTTTTCACGTTCATAATGAATAAGCCCTCTTTCCGCATCAGTAATAATGTAAGAGGCCGTCGGAGAAGTAATAAAAGGATTGATAATATAACCTTGCGGGAAAACGCTATCATGATTTATCATGTTAAGATCGTTAACACCGGCATAAGTATTATTGTTAGCACTATTGACAGAGGTTCTAAATTGGCTGCCAATTAGAATACCTGCTACCATCCAATTGCTAGAGCCAGTTACCAATTTCTTTGGTTTAACCTGCGCATAAGTACCGCTTATTTGCTTGAGCTGAGAAATCGCAGTTACGGCATTTTGAATACCGATTTCACTTAAAGCAACGTTAGTCGTGTTACTGGAAGTAGCACCACCGTCTATCGGATGAGCAGAAAACAAAGGATAGCCGTCGGCAGTAGTAATAACATTACCGAGATTTAAAATATTGGCAGCAATCTGGTTTTTTGTCTCCCGCAGAGCTTGAGCAAGTGCCTTAGCCTGTTTTGGAAACAGATTCTTATACAGGTTATCATTCATAGCCTCATCGGTTATACTAAACGAAGTACCGTAAGTTTTATGCTTATACATCGTTTGGTATTTAACGGTCATGGTATCTTGAGCTACGGATGACCCTTCAAGTTTTTCAACTGCCGGAGCTAGAGCTCTGATTTCGTCTTCAAATTCAAAGGCACGCTCAGAAGGATAAGTTTCAAACATTTCCTTCCATAAATCAGGATAATCTTCATACAAACCTATAACCGCCTTTAATCCAGGCCGGAGTAGATTATAAATCGATTGAGTATTAATAGCCATTTTATATTACCTCATTATATTTTAGGCAGTAACAGTCACAGGCATTAATCCTGGAAGTTTTGCGTGATTATTAATAGTGACAAGTACGTTTAAGAACGGAGTATTATAATAAGTTCCAGCCGTACCGTTACCCGGTTGACCGTAAGTGCCCGGTACATTCTTGGCATTTGGCGTAAATCCAAGTACTTTAAGAGTAGCACCGAACCCGGTTCCTAAAGTAGAACTCGCATAAGTATTCTGCGTATAGGCATTTGGAGCCGCCACGTTTAAAGTGACAAAAGGATTTCTATTATATTCGTTCGCACCGCTTATGTTCGCAGCAGTAGTTGGATTACCATTATTTTGAATAACTGCTAAAGACGGACAAGCATAGAAAGTAGATACCCCCCATGGATTACCTCCAGCAGTACCTTGGTTAGCAATTAGTGGATTATTAGCATAACCTGCCACAGCTCCGTTTAATGTAATAGTAGCCATTGATGAAGCACTGTTATTAGTCGCTCCTATAGCGCTTCCGGTCATTAACTCAATACCGCTACCGATAACGGCGCTGTTTCCTATGGTCGGAGCATTAGTTGAATTTCCCGTATTAGGCCAAGTACCGCTTTGAACTTGCAGACAAGGTAGTAAAGCAAATGTAGTATTTGCGGCTGTTAAAGCTCCGCTGTAGCAACTAAGTTGTATATCCCAGATAACAAAAGGATCATCAATGATGGTAGCTGTTGGATAAGTTCCGGCTTTTACTTGTGTCCCTGCTACCCAGTATTCGTCTTGAATATAAGTACCGTCAGGAGCGTAATAAGAACATCCCTGAAACACCCCAAGAATAGCCGGTTTTGGAGTAGCTACGGCAGCTGCGCCGGAAGCCGCAGAGTTATGAGTAATAGTCGTTACGTTAAGAGGAGTACCGGCTGCCCATGCTGCTGCAAAAACCGGAGTAGGATTATATAACATAATCTCAGCAGAAGATTGAGCATAGCTATATGTGCTACTTGAGGGAGCATATACAACCGGGTCTCCTTTATTTAAACTATAACTATTAGCATTTATTTTATAATTACTATTTGTTTTTATATTATCAACACCGCTGATTAAATGACCATAAGGTACTAAACCAAAAGGTGAATTTACGCCATAAGCCATATATTTACCTAAAAATATTTATTATTAAAAATAGTATTTGAAATTTTTAATCTATTAGAAGGCTAGATGAACCCATGAAGCTTAAAGCTTCCCGACATGATGCGGAAAAAACCCAGTTTTTTGCAGAGATAAAACTACAAACTCAAAGACGCCCTTATAGTTGTGGCAAACTTTAATTATTAAAGTTTAACAAAATAAAATTTAATAATCAAGATACTAAATCATAGCAGGATGTTATATTTTTTATTTGAATTAAATTAAAACTTAGTTTAAACTAGACTAAATTAAAAATAATTATTAAAATGCAGGTTTCAACAATACATAAAGCTAAAACTCATTTGTCTAATTTAATAAAAAAAGTGGCAGATGGGGAGGATGTTATCATTTGTAAAGCAGGAAAACCTATTGTTAGATTAATTAAATATCAAAAATTATTATCACCTCGTAAACCGGGAATTTGTAAGGGTGAAGTTCAAATATCTGACGATTTTGATGTATTACCTCCTGAATTATTATCTAAATTTT